TTGACCAATATTTTTAAGCTTGTATCAGCATCATGGTCAAAAGAGTGTTTCTATCGCTATCCAAGAATAGATTATGATTTACTTCGTGAACACAATGAAGGTGTCATAGCTGCTAGTGCTTGCCTAGGCGGTGTATACGCTGGTAACTATCACGAGAACCGGGATGATGGACCCGATGCAGTGATGAAAGCAATGCGCGAGACCACTGAACAAATGATGAGCATCTTTGGCGACAGATGGTACGGCGAACTCCAATGGAACAATATCGCAGATCAACATGAACTAAACCAATATGTCATTCGCGTCTCGAAAGAATTTGGATTTAAACTTATCTCCACTGCTGATAGCCACTACCCAAGCCCCACAGCATGGAAAGATAGAGAACTTTATAAGCGACTGGGTTGGTTGGGCAAAGGAAGACTTCCGGAGTGGATGTCTTCGGAATTACCTGCCGGTTTGGAAGAGATTGGCTACGAGCTTTATCCGAAGAACGGTACCCAAATGTGGGAATCTTACAAACAATATTCAAAAGAATGCAATGAAGAGTATGATGATGAGTTGGTAATGAACAGCATTACAGAAACTTACCATATCGCTCACAGCCGCATTGAGAGCTACCTTCCCGACAACACGGTTCGTCTTCCCGACTTTGTGGTACCTGCCGGTTACACCCCCGATGCAGCGCTTACAGCAGCTTGTGTCGACGGCTTGAGGCATTTTAATCTTCACGAGAAGAAAGAATACGTTGACCGCCTCAAGAGAGAACTAACGGTCATTTCAGAACGAGGCTTTAGCAAATACTTTCTCACGATGAAGGCCATTGTTGACCATGCGAACAAAGTTCAATTAACTGGTCCCGGCCGAGGCTCTGCAGCGGGAGCGCTTGTAGCATATGTTTTGGGAATTACTCAAATCGACCCCATTAAATATAATCTATTGTTCTCTCGTTTCTTGAGGAAAGACGCAACAGACTATCCAGATATCGATTATGATTGTAGTTCTCCAATGGAACTTAAAGAACAACTAGCGCAAAAGTGGGGGCACAATAGAGTGGTGCCTATATCCAATTTTAATACGCTTCAACTGCGCTCGTTAATAAAAGACATTTCAAAGTTTTATAGTATCCCTTTCTTAGAGGTTAATATGGTAACTTCTAAGATGCTCCATGAAGCTACTCCTTTAGCTAAGAAGAAACATGGCATCAAAGCCGGTGTATATGCTCCAACGTTTGAAGAGGTAATGGAGTTCTCCGATAGTTTAAAGGGTTTTTTGAGAAACCATCCCCGCGTTGCCCATCACATTAACGTTTTGTATGGCCAAACACGCTCTGTATCTCGTCATGCCGGTGGTGTAGTCATCGGAGAAGACTTAGATAAATATATGCCGCTTATTAATAGCGGAGGAACGACGCAAACACCATGGTCAGAAGGACAGAACGTTCGCCATTTGGAACCAATGGGGTTTATTAAGTTCGATATTTTGGGTCTCTCAACACTTAAAATGATTGAGGGCGCCATCTATCATATCCTTCATCGTCATCATGGAATTGAAAATCCTTCTTTCGAGGACATTAAAAAATTCTATAATGAAAATCTACATCCCGAAACAATTAACTTAAATGATCAAAAAATTTATGAGAATATATTCCACAAGGGCGAGTGGGCCGGGATATTCCAGTTTACTGAGAAAGGCGCTCAGACCTTTTGCAAAAGAGCGAAGCCGAAAAGCATCATCGACATCTCGGCCATTACCAGTATCTATAGACCCGGCCCACTCTCTGCCAATGTACACGAACTTTATGTCGAGGCAAAAGAAAACCCACATAACGTTGTGTATGATCATGATATCATTAAGGAAGTCACAAAAGAAACTTACGGGTTTTTGATCTTCCAAGAGCAAATTGCTTTATTAGCTCACAAACTAGGAAAAGACATCAGCTTGGACGAAGCGAACCTTCTTCGAAAGCTATTAACTAAAAAAGGAACTGGAAAAGGAAATGAAAAGAAAGCAGCCATCCACCGCAAATTCGTCGAAGGTTGTGGACTTAAAGGAATATCGGAGGAAGAGGCTGAAAAGATTTGGCAGAGGTTTGAGTATTTCAGCGGTTATGGTTTTAACAAGTCTCATGCTGTTTCCTATTCTATTATTTCTTTCCAATGTGCTTGGCTGTTAAACTACTATCCGTCTGAATGGATGGCCAGTTTCTTAGATAAAGAGCCAGAGAGCAGAAAGGAAAGGGCACTAAACATAGCAAAGAAGTTTGGGTTTGATATTAAACCTATTGATATAAACAAATCAGGTGTGGTGTGGGAAATATCGGATAATGCTAAAACGTTGATTCAGCCTTTGACGTCGATCAAGGGATTGGGCGACAAAGCCATTGAACAAATCATTGCCCATCGACCTTTTAACACTGTTGAAGAACTTCTTTTCAACGAAGAGATCGTTTATTCTAAATTCAATAAAAAGGCGTTAGATGTTTTAGTAAGAGCAGAAGGTCTTAATGCTCTAATGGATGAAAGGTTTGGTAATCTAAAACACTTCTGGACGGTTGTGGCTAAAAACCGGCCCAAAAGCAAAAAGAAGTTGCGAGAGCTAATAGACGAACACAAAGATCTTTCAGACTTTACTCGCGAAGAAAGCATTGAAAACAAAATCAATCTAAGCGGTCTATATCCCTTTGACTTGGTAATGACTGACGACATAATACAAAGATTGGAATACAACTGTATTCCACCAGTATCTAACTACGATCATGATATCTCTGTTGCATGGTTCATCCCGCGCGAAGTCATTAAGAAAAAGACTATAAAAGGCAGACCGTATTATATTGTAAAAACGTTAGATAACAATTCTGTTATGACTGATATAAAGTGTTGGGGAATACGGCCGGATAAAGATAAGATATTTATTAACAGGCCCTATATGGCAAAACTAAAGTATGAAGAACAATGGGGGTTTTCAACTAAACGGGGCCTCTCCGAGTGGAGGCTTTTAGGATGAAAAAGCATGCACCCGCAACTCTTAAAGTTGTTCGATTACGTGAAAGTGCCAAGCTACCTATACGCGCACACAACACAGATGCAGGCATGGATTTGTATTTTAGCCCTAACGAAAACATACAGGAACAAATAGTCAGTGTTATGGGATTTCCAGTACCCTCTAGAGAGTCTGTTTTGCTCTCAACCGGCATCAAAGTTGAGTTCCCTTCAAATTATATGTTAGAAATAAAAAATAAATCGGGAATTGCGCATAAACGTCAACTAGTTATTGGCGCATGTGTAGTCGATAGTGGTTACACGGGCGAATTGTTTGTAAATTTACACAACATAGGGTGGAAAACTCAATACTTAAAGGCTGGTGATAAAATCGCCCAAGCCATTCTCATTCCTATAGAAGTTTGCGACATTGAAGAGACCAGTGAAGAATTGCTTAATAAGAACACTTCACGAGGCGAAGGAGGCTTTGGCTCAACCGGCACACGTTAATGAATTTTTTAACTTTTGAAAAACCTTTAATAATGGGCTTTGTGTTGCTAATGCTTTTACAATTATATTTTAGTTTAGAGGACTAGNNNNCTTTTATATATACGCTTAGAAAGGGAGACGAAGGTCAAGAAGTAAAGCGCCTTCAAGGAAATCTAGATGGCCTTGTGGCAGATGGCAATTTCGGCTCTAAAACTGAGTCGGCAGTTAAAGGCTATCAACAACTTAATAGTTTAGGTGTTGATGGAATCGCCGGTCCTCAAACTCTTGGCCACTTAGGAATTGAAGTTTACCATGGCATTGATGTAAGCGCATGGAACGGCACTGTCGATTGGAAAACCGCCTCTGAAAACGATGTTAAATATGCATGGGTAAAGGCGACAGAGGGACAGACACACGTCAATCGCAACTTTGTAGAAAGAGCCAACGGCGCTAAAGAAAACAATATTGTAACAGGACTCTACCATTTTGGTCGACCCGATTCCGACGCTGGAATCAAAGATGCAGAACGCGAAGCGGATCACTTTTTGAATGGGCGATCTAATCCCGACACTAGATGTCGAAAAGGGAATGAAGACAGACGACCAATATAATGTTGAGTGGTGCCTGAAGTGGCTAGAAGTTGTAGAAACAGAATTAGAGGTAAGACCCTTAATCTACACTGCTCGTTGGGCATACGATCTTTTCTTGAAAAAAGGCTTTGAAGCCGACCTCGAGAAATTATTTGAATATCCACTGTGGGTTGCTTCATATAATAGCGGTACGGAACCAAAGAGACCAGTTAAACAGTGGGGTGAATGGACAGTTTGGCAATGGTCCGGATCTGGCGCAGTTCCCGGTGTAAAGGGCAAGTGCGACCAAAATTGGATGGCTGGCGGCCAACTAGAAAGTTTAAGAATACCAACTGCATGCGAGAATTGCTGTTGTATGGAGTGTACATGTCATCCTTAAAAAGAACACTGAGTAGAAAGAAAGGCAACAAGGCAAAAAAGCTAGCTGAAAAGGAAATGGCAACCAAAGTTGCACTTTTTGGCAGACTTCCAAATCATTGCTTGACATGTGAAAAAAGTTTTGATAAACTTAATAAAGAGCAAGTCATGTCATGGAGTGTTGTGGTTAAAGAAGAAACAGAAACAGTGCGCCTTTATTGTCCCCAATGCTGGGACGGCGCCAAAAAAATGCTAAAAGAGATAAAAGAAAAATTTGCAGAGAAACTAAAGGAGAAAAAGTAATGAATTATCTGCCTCAACAAAGAAAAGGATTTATTATCAATTCAGAGCTAGCAGACGTTTTGGGCCTTTTCGATGAGTATGTCGCTTGGGAAGAACAAAAGGATTGCGAATCTTTTTGCACTGCCTTTGAAGAAAAATTTGGAGTATTCCCCGAGGCTGTACATACATTTGAAGATGACCAGGGAGAGTCTATACACAACTTGACTGGTTTTGAGTGGGATACTGCATATGTATTATTCGAAGATTATCAAGAAGGCACTTCTGATTGGGAAGCCATGGTAGAAGTTCTTGAAGAAGAAGATGTTAATCTAGATAATGGAAGCTGGGCGGTGTTAGCATAATGTCCGACCCGATCAACAAACCTTCTCACTACAATACCAATTGGATGGGCGAACAAGCTATTGAAACTTATACCTATATTCGTTCTTGGAAGATGGGCTACCCAGAAAGCAACATTATTAAATACGTGACTCGACACCCCTATAAGGGGCAATCTCTAGAAGATTTACAGAAAGCACAATGGTATCTAGAGAAGCTTATTAAAGAAGTAGAAGAGAATTCCACAGACAACATAGAAACACTTAGAGGTAAATCAATACATGCACATGAAGTATAAAGAAGCGCTAACATATGATGATTTGCTTTTAGTCCCTCGCTATTCAGATATCAGAAGCAGAAGTCATGTTAATACCGCAGTCTCGATGGACGCTAAAATTACGTTGTCTTTGCCGATAATCTCTTCTCCTATGGATACAATAACAGAAACATCAATGGCAGCTGCAATGTATCAAGCTGGTGGTCTAGGCATAATACACAGATATAATTCTATTGAGGAACAAACCGCTTTGGTACATGATGCATGCTCGAAAGGAATAGCCAATATCGGCGCCGCTGTAGGTGTCACGGGAGATTTTGAAGAGCGCGCTTGTGCTCTATATGATGCAGGCGCAAATGTAATCTGTATTGATATCGCCCATGGGCACCATATTCTTATGAAAAAGGCCTTAGAGGCGCTTCGACTCATTTTTGACGACAAGATCCATGTTATCGCAGGAAACATAGCCACACTAGAGGGGTTTAATGATTTAGCCGATTGGGGCGCAGATAGCGTCCGGTGCAATATTGGCGGTGGCAGCATCTGTTCAACACGAACGCAAACTGGCCATGGTGTTCCGGGCCTCCAAACCATTATCGATTGCGCCTCTTCTGATAGGAATGCCAACATTGTTGCCGATGGGGGAATCCGAACAAGCGGTGATATTGTTAAAGCAATCGCCGCAGGAGCCGATTTTGTAATGTTAGGTTCTCTTCTATCAGGCACTGAGGAAACTCCCGGCAAAGTACAAACTACAGCTACCGGTAAGAAATACAAACTCTATCAAGGAATGGCCTCCAGAAAAGCCCAAGAAAGCTGGAAAGGCACGTTCTCATCAGATGAAGGCATAAGCACCTTTGTTGATTATAAAGGCCCTGTACAAAACGTTCTGACGTCTTTACAGAAAGGTCTAGTCTCTGGTCTTTCTTATTCGGGATGTAGAAGCATA